GCAGTAGCTGTAGCTCTTTTAATCATATCAGCAGTTCTTAATCTTCTGTTTAGTTCTGCTTCTGTATTGTCAATAAAAGTATCAAGATTACTTGTTAAATCTGATCTGTTTAAAAAACTTGCAATCTGTGTTTTTAATTCTGCGTAAGTCATACTTTACCTGGCCATGTTCTAAATAATTTATTGTCTGGGTCATTTAACCATCTTTTCCATTTGGCTTTATCATGTACCCAACCTTCGCGCATTGCTTGTTGATATATTACCATAGGTACTTCTGCAACATGACGTAATTCTTTACTTGGTGCAGTAGTTTCTTTAATTCTTTTTACGTGATCTAAAACGGGTTGGACGTTTTGTGAAGTGTGATAAATGTTTTTATTATCTTCAGTAATAAACTCACTTACTAAATTTGTTTTTGTATCTATAACTGTTCTTCTTGTCATTTTTAAAAAAAAAGAGGGGTAAATTAATACCCCTCTAATTTTATACTTATGAAGTAGATAAGTCAGCAGCTATTCCATGAGCTTTTTCATTACTCACTTCTAAGCCGAACTCAACTACAAGCATTTTAGTTTCTGCATCACCTATTGTAGAAATATCGACAGTTTCGAAATCTCTTAAGTAAGCAACTTTTGCATAGTCAGGATCAACAAATAAAGCTGATCTGCTTCTAGAGAAGTTTGAAGGAACTACTTTTAGTTCTCCAAAGTCACCAGAATAAATTGCAACTGAAGCTTCAATAGTTTGAGCATCAATGTTTTGTCTAGCTTGTGATCTACCAGTAAAGCCAGAAACAACACCTTTCACGTGTGGGCCAACGATTAACATTGAAGGCTCTCCACCATTAGTGAAAGCAGATTGTTGTACTGATTTTAGGATAGTTTCAGTAAACGCACGTTGAGTACCGTCAGTTGGAGCAGCACCGTTACCAGCACCTGCACCATTAGTACCACGAGAAACGTTAGTTTCTGTCCAAGTTTCAAAACCACCAGTCTGTCTAGCAGTTGTAGCGTTACCAGCATTTTTGGCAACTTTACTACATAGAGCAGTTTCCATATCTCTTTTCAGAGCTTTAGCCATGATAGCTAACTGGTGAGCCATTTCTGATCTCTTACCAGCTGGATCTGATGCTTGTTGTGAACCAGTTACAGTCGCATCTCTGCTGCTGATTTGACAAATGTTACTTTCTCTAACAGTTGCAGTAGAAGCTGAACGAGAAAGTTCAAAACCTTCTAATTCACCAGTTCCACTTGCAGTTGGAAGAGCTTCAGTTTGCCAATCAAACTGTACGTTTTTTACATTACTTTTGCCTATAGAACTCATAAAGGGAGTCGTAGATGGAGAAATGTTATAGATTACATCTGATAACGATTCTCTATCACTTGTCGCAGTATAAGTATCGAAAGCGTTAGTTACTTTAGCCATTTTCTATACTCCTTTGGCTTACGCCAAAATTAAATTAATTGTTCAAATACTTTAGCTGCATCTGTAGTTTTTCCAGATTTAGCTAATTTTTGACGCGCTTTCTTTGCAGGAGTTGTCGTTTTGACTTTGGCTACTGAGCCAGGTTTAGCAACACGAGCTGGTGCTTTTTGAGTTGGCTTTTTCTTAGTTGCTTCAACTGTTCGGTTGTTCAACCAAGCTTGCCTAAACCCTAGCAATGCTCTGTAGTCGTAAACTTGATCCATTTCTTGAGGGGTGTACCCTAAAACATTAATCGCATAATCTCTGATCTCAGCTTTTTCTTGCTGTGCAACTTCTGGCTTTTGCCATTCAGGAATCACTTCTAAAAGCTTTTGATTACCAAACTCAATAAATTCTTTGAGTTGGTTCTGTTGTTGCTCAAGTTTTTCTTTTTCAAGTCTTTCTTGTTCTGCACTAACAGATGTCAAACGCTCTTTCTTTTCATCCCAAAGTTGCTTTTCACGTACGTATGCGATTGGATCATCTTCATACAACTTGTTCCAATCTGGTTCGTTTGCCAGGTCGCCATTTAAAGCGGCTTCCATCTTTGGCAACAACTGTTCGTAAATCGCATCTCGCTCTTCAACCTCTTTCTGTCTTTGTTCTACAAGTTTTGCTTGTTCCGCTAACTTCTGAGTTTTCCGAGTATAATCTTGCTGACGAGAATATCCGTTTTGGAGTTCGTCCAACGTGACCTCTTGTTCTATACCATCAATTTTGATTGTATAAGCAACAGGTTGTTCTAGTTCTTCCTCAACTTCTGTTTGTTCTTCATCACTTTCAGAATCTTCTTCATCTTCTTCAATCTCTTCTTCAGCTTCAGATTCCTCTTCCACTTCTTCTTCAATTAAATCTTCTGCTAAAGATTCTTCCTCAAGAGGTTCTTCTACCTCTTCTATTGTTTCTTCATTGACTGGCTCTTCTACCTTATCCTCTTCAGGGGTTAAGAAACCTTCAAAAGAAGAAACCGCTGTTTCTAATTCTGATTGTAAAGCAGTCGGTTTTCCGTTATTGCTCATAATTACTCCTTATTTATTAGAGTATTCTATAACATATATGGGGGAAATAGGAAGGTTTATGCTATTTTTCTTATGCGGTCTATATTAGCTTTAGTAAGCTTACCTTTTTCAACAAAGATCCTAAGATGTTTTTCTATTTCTGGAAGTAGTAAAGCTGACTTATGAAAAGCTTCACGTAATTGTTGTTCGTCTGGGGAGTTGCTTTGTAACCAACGAGTTATGTACTCGTCTTTTAAATGTGCAAAAGCTTCTTTTAAAACATCACTATTTAAAATAGTTTCTGCTTCATGGGCTTTTAATATATCTTCTTGTGAAGCCATTAACCGCTAATTAGTTTGTCTATTTTACCGTTTAAAATTTCTAATCTATCTAATACTCTTTCCATATCTTGATTTAGTTCTTCTTTGGTTACGTACTTAGAAGCTACTTCTTCTCTGGTTTTGTTTATCAGTATATCAATTCTTTTCAACTCTTGCGCATTTATTCTAATAGAATTAAATATTGGCGCAATTATTAACGTAATTATAATGTTCCAAATTATGTAAGGTGAAAATTCCATTTAATAACTCCACACTGTTGGCCTTACTTTGCCATTACTTAAAGAAGCAACATCTAAATGTATAAATCTATCATTACCTTTTTGCTTCACACCAATACCAGTAAATCCATAATCACCAGCATAAGTTATGATTTTATATGCTTTGTCACCACGACACAATATATCTACTGCAATACCTTGAGTATGTGTGCCAGAAGTATTTTTTTTTATTTCCGCAGGGTGTTCAGAACAACGATAGCCAGAAGATATAACAAAAGAAAAATCTAAATCAGTTCTTAACTCTTGTAATTTATCTAGTAATTCTTTTTTTATTTTGTTTTTACCGCAATGACTGCAAGCAAATTCATCAGCACTAAAATTAGGATAATCAGACCAGTCTAATTTCCCAAAACCAAACATTACTTTGCGTGGACGTTTTTAGTTTTTTCAAAGCTACGTAAGCCCGACATACCAAGCATTGCCATTAAAATAGTGCTGAGTTGTGCAAAGTCAAAGTCAGGTAGTTCTACGACAATACCTGTCGCAGTTAAAATAGTTAAGAGTAATGGTTGTATAACAAAGTGATATGCCATAGCAACACCACAAGTCCAACCAACAAAAGGTCGCCAAGAATTTTGAAACCAATTAGTTGATTTAGCATCTTCTTTTAATAATTCTATTTGCGCAAGATTAGCTTCGTGAAATAAAGTTTTTAATTCGTGATCTAACTTAGCTTGTAAGTCTTTATCTTTAACAAACTTATTAACTATCTTGGAGACAGGATTGATTAACTTATCAATCATTTTTTAGTTTTCTTAGTTTTCTTTGTTTTCTTTTTAGTTTTTTTACCGTAACTGTAACCTTTCATTATGCTCTCCTTGTTTTCTTAGGTTTCTTAGCAGTTTTAGCTGCTTGTTTAAATGCTTTAGCAGTAGGTGCGCCTTTGCTACCTACCTTACGCATTTTCTCTTTAGATCCAGCTTTGATTCTTTTTCTTTTTTTATGTATGTTTGCGTATAGTCCTTGTTTTGGCATTATTTACTCCAGTATGATTTTGCTTTAGTTTTAGATTTTTTACTTAGTTCACCGTAGTGAAATAATTTATGACTTGCTTTAGTATGCGTTTTGCCAGAGTGTAAAGTACCATCTGTCATTTTGTGCATACCGCCTTTGTGTAAAGTTCCATCTTTTTTATAATGATTAACACCTTTCATAATTTTACCATTTTACCCTATTCGCCCAATAAGCGGCAGACATTTTACCTTTAGCAATATTTTTTGCATGACGAGCTTTAAATGATTTAGCTCGTTTAGTCATGGTTTTATCGCCTGTTTTGCCTTGCTGACCAAAACGAATTGTTTTAATTTTGTCACCAGATTTGGCAACCACCACATGAGACTTGGTTTTGTGACCTGGCGTTCTTTTCGGTTTGTTATAACCTGAGACACCAGCACGTTTTAATCTTGAATCTTTCACTGAATAGTTTTCTCCTCGCAATGTATTATTTCAGAATCTTTATCAATGTCACTATCGTAAACAATTTTCATAATTGCTATAGCTTGTTCCATTGATTTAGCTTTTATGTCGCTACCAATATATACGTAATCGCCTTTTAAAATCTCCAAATCATATAACTTATTCAACGATTCCGTCATTTTTAAATAATCCTTGTGCATTAATTTTAGCTGCTTCTCTAATCATTTCACGATCTCTTTCCATAATAGCATTGATCTCAGCAATATTAACTTGCGTACCATACTTGGCTTGTAGTTCAGCAGACTTCAAACGAATCTGTGCTTCTTCAATATCTCTAGTACGATCATCGTCCATAATTATTTTCATACGATCAGTTTCTGCATCAATAATAGATTTCTGTGCTGAGACTTGAGCTTTCTGCATTTCTGCTTGCGCTAACATTTCTTCAGCCGATGGGCCTTGCGGTTGTTGTGGTGGCATAGGCGGTACTTGTGGGGTAACAAAGTTTGACGCATCTTTAAAGCCAGCCATTTCAATTGTTCTAGTTAAAGTATTAGCATACTGTTGTAGTGTGACTAATGGATTGTTCGGGCCTAGAGTTTGTAGTATTTGTTCTTGTTTACCAGCAAGTTGAGAAAGCATAGTCATTTTTTCATCATCGTTAGTTTTACTTAAACCAACATTAACCACCATATCTTTATCAGCATCCCAATATCTAGGATCAACTGGAATAAATTCATTGTCTAAACGAAATACATCTTCAGCATCTTGATGTTTAATAATCAAATTATTAACCAACTTAAATAAATCTTTCATACCGCCTTCAGCAAAGTGACGACAGATTAATTCTATTCTGCCTTGCGCACCTGACATAGTTGCAGTTACTGCGGCACTGGTAGAACTTTGTAAGGCTTCAGCATTTAATCCAGCCGAAGCTTTTGAAACACCAGTACGGTTTTCTTTGGATTCGTCTAAATAACTTAAAATAGGAAAAGCTTCTTTACCAGCAAACGGTATAGTAAATGGCTGCACCATACCTGGCGCACGCATCCTAATAGGTTGACCAATATCAGTATTTAATACGTCATCAATATTAACTTGACCTTCAACAATACCCATACGTGGAAAAATAGCATGACCTAATGAATCTAAAGTATCACGCATAATTTGTGATTTAGCTGCTTGAATAGGTTTTAAATAATCCGCAGGACATGAACCAATAGCTGTGTGTGGTTCAGGATCTGGACAGAAAGAAATAATTGGTAACTCATCAAACGGTTGCATATCCATAATATGTAAACCTTCACCAACTGTACAAACTCTAACTCTTTCGTCTATACCATCTTCATCTAAATCATAAAATAAATAATGTTCAATGTATAAAACATCTTTTGAACCTGTATCTGCACGATCAGGATAAACAATGTCATCAAATGGGTTTCTAGCTAGTTGTTCTTCAAACGCTTCAACATCAACAGCGGAACTACCATAACCTGCGTGTTGAGATATTTCTTCCCTGTCATAGCCCATAGCAACTAAGTCAGAAACCGTTTTAACCATACGGTGAGCAACATAACTAGATTCTTCTAAACTTCGAGCATGACGAGCAATTAATACTTCTTCAGGTGGTATAGCTTCAATACATACTTGATTTTTTTGTTTAATTCTTCTGATTGTTAAATCATAACTAGCAGGACTTTCTTGAGTAATTTCTTCATTAGTCATCGGATCAATCATTGTCATGGTACTCATTTCTACCGACTCAGAAACTATCTCAACATTTTCATCCATAATTAAAGCTTGGTATTGAGCAGGATCAATATTGGTATATTCGTGGGTTGAAGAAGAAATAGAGTCATCCCAAAAAGCTTTAACATAACCAGCTTTTCTAACTAAAGCATCTTTAAAAACATCATATAAAATTTTAAAACCAGGATTTTTTTCTTGTACTACATAATTAATATAATTAGTTTGTTGTTCAGCAACTGGAATATCTTCTGGCCCATAAGGTACAAACTCAACTATTTTTTTCGTACCAAAAAAAGTACGCATGATAGATGGCAACATAAATAAAATTGTGTCGCGCACATCGGTAGAAACAAATCTTGATTGTAAAGTGCTAGTTTCTTCTGGTTCGTTACCTAAATAATATTCTGTAGATTCAGCACGCTCTTCACCAACTTGACTAATAAAATCTTTGGCATCGTCCATCTCTGATCTTAGGACGGATTCTAAATTTAATATCTTGGTTTGTTCCGCAGCTTCTTCTTTTTTGTCTTTTGCAGATTTTTTGTACTTAGCCATAAATTATCCTACTCGTAGTATTCTTGATTTCAGAGGTTTCTTGAAATTATAACCTAAATAGTTAACGCTTCCACCAAAACTTGCAGCACTACTCGCCATAGTCAACGCTAGTGCATCAGCTTTGTCAGGTGATTTAATACCACGCTTACGCATTTCTTCTTTACTTTCTAGTTTTATTTTTCCAGTTGACGTATATTTGTATGAAGGCGCAGCTAATTCAGAAACAAGCTCATCATCATTAGGAAGTCTGCAATCACGCTGCGCCAACCAATCTTTAATAGCAAACCAAAGTTCGGCACGTAAGTTTAAATAATTATTTTTTGTGGATGGTGACTCGGCAACATTGATGCCACGTACGGGAAGATTTTGCTCACTGAGTCTATCAACTACTCCTGAACCCAAACCAATGACATCAATTAATATTTCTTGTGGACGTTCTAAAGCAGTGCAGTCATCGTATTTATTTTTTACCGCACCACACAATTGCATTAGATCCATAGAGTTAAATGTTTGTATATCTAAGACAGTGTTACCTTGACGAATACACAAAGCCGAGTTGTCGCCACCATAACGTGCGACATCTAAACCCCAAACAATAGGCTCA